ACTCTACTTTTCTATCTGGAATAGTTATAGCACCGCCTGGTGTTTCCATATCATCGTAGAATGCGTCAATGTCTACACCCTTTTTAAGTGTAACTTGGAACAGTTCCATTTTACGCCTCCAGTTGTAATACGCCTAGAGTTACCTGGACTGTGCTTGTGCTACCGCTTTTGTTTGTAACCCTACACGGTATATTTGTTGTTGTAAAATTTTCTAGGTTAAATCCATAAGCACCTGGGCTTATAATAACTGTGTCAGCACCAGTTGTGATAACTTCTGCAATAAGTCCTGCGTCTGATGTAGGATCAACACCCTCTGCTCTTGAAGCGTCTGCTGTTCTTGTTGCCGCATTCACATACAATCTTACACGAGCTGCTCGGTCTGTTGTTATAAACAGTAGTGCGTATGCTTTGAATCCTGTAATGTCTAAGTCTGCTTCAGCACCATCTGCTAAACTTGAAGTTTGGCTTGTTCTTAGGTCTCTGCTTTGTAAACCTGAACCGCTGCCGCCGAGTGTGTCATATGTAACTTCGCCTGTGGCTGGATCATACTCTAATGCATGTGTACCACCTGCGTTTCTAATTGGAGTAATTACTAAACTATCTTCTTGGATATTATTTACTGCAACACCAGTTGCGTTTATTACAATTGACCTTGCGGCTTGATTTACGTTACCAGCATTTGCACCGATTGCTATAGCACTTTGACCTTGATTATTATACCCTGCCAATGGGCCAATTGCTATTGCATCTTGGGCTTGTGTTATTTCAGCAGCCTGTAGGCCTATTGCTATTGCACGAAGTCCTTGAGTTGTCATACCTGCTTGAGTACCAATTGCTACAGCAACGGCACCTTGTGTAGTTTCACCTGCCTTTTCACCAATTGCTATTGATTGTGCGCCTTGAGTTGCTGACCCTGCAAGATATCCAACTGCTACTGCGCTTGCGCCTTGGACTTGAACACCGGCACTTCTACCAACTGCTACTGCGTTAGCGCCTTGAGTAGTTTGACCTGCAAGATTACCAACTGCTACTGAGTATTCGCCTTGTGTTGCTGACCCTGCACTATCACCAACTGCTACTGCTTTTGTACTTTGATTTGTAAGACCCGCTGATGTACCAATTGCTACTGCAAATCCATTTTGTGCAGTTAGACCTGCACTATGGCCAATTGCTATTGCCAGTTGGCCTTGAGTAGTTTTACCTGCGTCTTTACCAATTGCTATAGCAGAGGTACTTTGTTCAATCGCGGCTGCGTCTTTACCAATTGCTATAGCGTCTGTACCTTGTCCTCCGAGGAAAAACATATCGTTCGTAGGTGTTTGACTTGCATCTGAACTTAGTGTAAGTGTTGTGCCGCTATCTACAGAAACAACAGTTTGTGTTGTAAATCCAGTGCCACGAACTCGGAACCCTGGATATATTCCTGTTGTATCATTTACAACAAGTGCTGCGCCGCCAGTTCCGCCACTTACATAACTAGAAACAATAAGGTCACCCGTTGCTGCGCCATAGCCAACTGCAACAGCGCCATCTTCTTGCCCGTGTGTGCCTGCGGATGCACCAACTGCAACAGTGTCATTGCCTTGATATTCTGCACCCGCACCTGCGCCAATTGCTGTTGCACCGCTGCCTTGCTCATTTGAACCTGCACTATAACCAACTCCTACTGATTGCATTCCTTGGTAGATACTTCCTGCGCCATAGCCAACTGCTACAGTAAAGACAGCCTGTCCTGTTTCACCTGCATCTGGCCCAATTGCTACTGCGAGGTTTGCTTGATTAGTTTTACCTGCATCTCTACCAAGTGCTATACTTGTCGCACTTGTTCTTAAACTTACTGCATCTACACTTGCTGTATCTACTGGACCAACAATCTTATTGCTAACTCCATCTACAAGTGCAGTACTATCATCACCAAACACACTGCCTGTAAAATCACCGTCTAGCGAAACAGCAGATATTGCTGAATCAACTTCTGTCTTTGTATATGTTGTTGTTTGTGGAGCGTATCCACCAGCTGTGTGATTGCCCCAACCAAATGCTGCATCCCAATTTGCACTATCTTCAATGTTTGCTTTAGGTATTGTGTTGTTAACACCATCTACAAGTACTGTACTATCATCACCAAACACACTACCTGTAATGTCTCCGTCATATGGATCTACACTAAAAATTATTTTATTAGCAGCATCGTCTCTTGTTACAGTAACGTTTGTGTGATCACTGTGTACGAGCATTGGTGCAACGACATCGTCGACATCTCCACCTTCTGCACCCAGTAAACTATATACTTCTGTAAAGTTATCATTTACCTTATCAAATGCTGTGCGCAACGGATCACCGTCACCTTTGTTTGCACTAGTCCCTAAATTAACGGTTTGTTTGGCCACGGTCTGCTCCCTTGTTTACTTGTATTCTTAGTTTACCCGCAGTGTGGACAACTTGCCTACCCTGCGGATTTTTAGTGTCATTGCTGGCTTTTACACCAGCCTTAATTAGTTTGTCTACTGCTTTCTTGTCCATTAGTGTTTACCTACCACAACTTCAACTGTGCCGCGCTCACCGTCTAGTTTAGCTTCAAGTGCTTTACCGATTACACTGCCAACTGCTGGAGTGTTGTTAACAACTGCATATCCTGGAACATTACTTGCTACCAGCATATCGCCTTTGGCAACTTTACCAATTACGTTACAAGGTACACGCCCTTGTAGTGCTATTGCAACAACATTGTCTCCTTCACATTGTGAATTCATTAAGTGTGCTGGATTAGTAGATACAACTCCTGCTACACGATGTGTACCGTGTGTTGTGCTTTGTGTAACTTCTGCATCTCCGCCAAACTCGATAACTGTTCCTGGAGCATACTCTGCATCAGCTAAGTAATTCTCTGCCAAGTCAGCGTAGTATGATTCAGTAGCAGTACCACGGAACAATGTTGCATAAACATTTGCATATTTTTTAGTTGCACTACCAATATCGTATGTATCGTCAGTATCTGGCAGCATGCCAGATGAACTAAACACAGCTGGTACAACACTTGAACTTGATCCTGTATCAGCAGTAACAATGCCTACTTGACCAGCTGTTGTTTTACCAGTGTTAGCACCAATTGATATAGCTGTAGACGCTGCTCCTTTTTCGCCTGGAGCTTCAATAAAGCTTGAATATATCCAATCAACGCCTAATACCTTTTCACCTGTAAAGTTTGATGTACTTTGTAGAATACTTTCACTAATAGTAGTTCCGCCAACGCCTACACTACCTTGTACCAACATATCTGGATATGTTGGTGATCCGCCGCCCGTTCCGCCAACTGCTGTAAATATCAAACCTTGTGATGGTGTTTTTACTTGTAGTGTCAAGCTATCCAAACTTAATACTTCATAGCTGCTATCACCGCCAAGTATTAGTGAGTTAGCTTGGATTGTGCCGTTAGCATCTGTTTTAACAATACTGTTAACTTCACCTGTTTTGGTTACGTTACTAATGCCATATGTACCTGCACCTGTTTTAATTAGTGCTTCGCCTGGATCATTTGCTGGCAGTACTTCTGTAATAAAGTCTGCATCTAATAAACCTAAACCTTCATCAACTACTGTACTAAATGGTATTGCACTTACTGCTCCTGATCCAGCTGCACTGCGTCCAAGGACTGTATCTGTTGCAATATTTTCTAGGTCTGCTAGGTCAACACTTCCTGCTTTAACAGTTACCCAACCATCTGTAACTTCAAATTTAGCATCGTCAAAACTTGCAAGTCCTCTATCAGATTGTGAAATACCTGTGGCATCCGCTCTTGTAGTTGCAGCAAGCATGTTTAGTTTACTTTGCGCAATTTGTGCTGTTCCTGATACATCTGCATTAACAACAGCTCCTGCTGTAACAGCTAGGTTAAGTTCAACTTCTCTACCAGCGCCTGCTGTTCTAGTAGCAGTAATAGTAACATCACTAGTTGGTGATGCAACTCCGTTGGCCCATTCATCTACCGGACCATCAATTACATTACCTTGTTTTCCACCTGGTGCTGTAAGTACATCAGCTGCAAGACCATCTGCAGGCTTGCCGTCACTGAACACACCAGTTAGTACATCATATGTAATTTCTACAATATTGCCTTCAATGCCAACAAGTCCGTCAATAACATCAACAACTGTACCAGTTGCTCCAGATATAGATCCTGTAATTACATCGCCTGCTGCAAAGCCGCCGCCTAATATACTACCTGCCTCAAGTATTAATTTCTTTTTGCCTGTTGAAACTAGTAATTGGTTAGCTGCAATATTATTATATTCGACACTGCGTAAATTTTTAATTTCGTCAAGGTCGCCACGTCCGCTGTCGACATATGCCTTAGTAGCCGCATCAGCATCATTAACAGGAACTGCCAAGTTAGTAATTGTGCTACCTGCTGCGTTCAAATCATCTGTCATTGGAACAGCACCGTTTGGAGCAAGCACACCTGGCCCTAGTTTGTTAGCAACAGGAGCACCTGTTACATCATAGCCTAAGCGTCTATTTACATAGCCACGTACAGCACTTTCTGTAGGTACTGTATCTGAAGCGTTGTCAACCATTGCTGTGTCTGTACTAAATTCAGTAATAACAACACCACGTTTAAAGCCCAGTCCGTCTACATCACTAAGTGCAAGACTTGCACTGAATGTAACTGTACCAGTACCTTGGTCCACACTAAAGAATCTACCAACTCTAAAGATACCATTTTGGTCTGTACTTACATAGAACACACGACCCTTGCCTTTTTCAACAACTTCGTTGGCTTCTTTCTTCTCGCCTGGTTCACCAAAAATAACATTTGGATAGTTTGACGTATTAAATCCACCAGTACCGATATCTAGGAAGTCATGACCTGTTGCACGACAAGTACTAATATTAACTGTAACTTTTCCTGTTGCTCCTGCTTTAAGACCTGCTCTAATTGTAACAACTTCTGAACCTAGTACTGTTGTACTAGCAATACCAGTAGCATCTGTTTGATTAATAGTATCATAATCAACTAGATCAACAATAGCGTATACGTTATCTTCACCTGGCTCTTCAATTACATCTCCAGCGCCAACACCACGATAGTTAAACACATAATGCTTTTTGCCAGCCCATGTAATAATCGGAGCTTCAATCGTTAAGCTGGCTGCTGTCCATCCAGCAGGTCTATTGTTTGCTGGAGTTCTTGCGTTGTTATTAAGTCTGAAGATTTCGTTAGTATCGCAAATTTTAACAGCTAGTACAACGTCTCCAGCAGTATTACCTTTGGTAGTACCTGTGCTTGATAGTGGAGTTTCCTGTGCTTTAGCCGTATCAACAGTAAGTCTAATAAAGTCGTAAGTGCTATCAAGACCTGCTTGTGATGTATTAACAGGTAACTCATCACCTAAACTGTCGCTGGTCAAGAAACTAATACTTCTATAAACTTGATCTGGATTTTCATCAAATGTTAGTGCTGTACTTGGACGAATTGTTAATACATCTGGTCGAGCCAAATCACTAATAATGTGTGTTTGGTTACGATAGTATACCACACTAGTATTAAATGGCACTGGCTCCAACAAACCATTTGCACTAAATTGTGTATCACTGGTACTAAAGTTTAGTTTGTAAACTTTTCCACTGTACATTGGAGTACTTGCTTCAACTGCAATTGTGCCTGCTACCGTAACTGTAAGTATTGCTCCGGTACCGTCGACAGTAGCAACTGTAACTGTACAATCGTTTGCAGGCGTTGCACCACCTAGTTTGTCACCAGTTACTACAAACTGATCACCTAATGTGTAGTTTGTACCATCATTCGCTGCTGCGAAGGTTGCAGTATATCCTACATCAATTGTTTTGTATAAATTAAATACAAATCCTGTAGCTGTACCATTTGCTTTAGTTGCAGTATAATCAGTTGTTTCTGCAAGCAATGGATATTCGCCGACTATGTGCTGTACTAGTTCTGCGTTTGCAACTTCGTAACGTGCAAATGCTGGACGAGATGGATGATATATGTTAACTTCTGATCTGTTTGATGGTGGATCTTGCATATCGTAGGCATACAAAAATAGACTTTCTTTGGCATTATCATATCCGTTTCCATCAATTGTAACAGGAACACTGTCTGCACCTAGTGCGCCACTTACACTGCCAGTAATAGTATTTGTTGTATCAAAAGCTGATCCGAGATTTGTTAGATAAATTACATTTGATCCGCCAGTTTGACTTGTTGCAACTGCTACATCTCCTGTTGCACCTGAACTTGCTTGCGTCAAAGTTTCACCAGCTGTAAGTGTTAAAAATCCAGTAGTAAATAATATAGCCTCAGCATCAAATGTCTTTATTGGCTGTGTCATATCTTGATACAATTCAACTGCATCTGGAATTTCGTTTGGATCACTGCCTTCTGCAACTAGACCAAATTCACCATAACAGCTCGAACCCGTTAGTGATCTAATCTCAGCACCATTCTTTGAATAGTAACTAGCATGACAGTAGTACGTAAACATACTAACCATTTCACTTAGTGCGCCGTTGGCAGCAACTAGTCCGTAACCCAAGTCATTAACTTGTGTAAAGTCGTTGCCTAGTATACTTCTGTTACCAGCTGTTTGTAGTGTGATTGGCAATGGTGCGTCTATGCTCTGTAGAACACGATTAATAATTAATGCTCTATTAGAAATAACATCATTTGCTGCATCTGTTAGCTCTGCACTCACTGCAAGTGTTGTTAGATCTGGGGTTACAACTAATGGCAAGCTGTTTAAGTTACCTGCTGTAACAACATTTTCAATAATTTGCAATAGTGCATCTAGTGCATTACCTTCTGTTGCTGTTGCTGCGTCTCCTGTTGTAACTTGTACTTCTGCATTTCCTACTTGTGGAGTTGTAGTAGCGACACCTGTTGCGTCTGTAACAACTGCTGCAACTACTGTTGCTAGGTGATCATATGCTGCTGCTGTAGCAAGTCTCTGTGCTTCTGGTAACTGAGCTGCTGCACCGTCTAAGTATGCCATAGCGTTAGTTACTGTACCACTGTTACCACCATAAAGAATATCATATGTTAATGCATCAACAATGTATCTTACATCTCTAGCACATTTAGTTTGATTGTATCCTGCTGGAGGAGTATTGTTGTTTACAAATGCAACAACTTCAGCTGCTAAAAATGCTCTGTTGTTTTGTAGTCTTGAAGCAGCGTCATCTGCGTCTGTTGTTGGAAGTGTTGCTGGGCTAGGAAAAGCAAGTGCATCAGCAACACCGTCTCCTGGCTCACTTACACTCTGTGTACCGTTATTGATAATATCAATAACTTCATCAAAGCCTGCATTTGATCTTGCTAGTGCTGTTGCACTATCTGCTATTTCTGTAAGTGCTGCTACTTCAGTTTTACCTTTTGTAATGGCTTGTACAGTTTGTGTCTGTTGATTATTTTGTACATACGAGCCTGTTGCTCTTTGATAAGCAAGTCCGTTGTATACACTATTATAGTTCGTACCAAGTGCAACATCAAATGTAATACCGTCTAAAATGTATCCAGTATCTCTAGCACACTTTACACTATCAAATTCAAATGTGCCAATTGAGTCTAAATCGACTCCAGTTGCTAATGCACTCGTAATACCAGTAAATCCTGCGCCGCTGTTTGAGTTAGGTGATAGAATAAGTTCTGCTGTGCCCAAAGTCTTATCGTATGCTGTAACAGCATTAACTTGGAAACGTCTGCCGTCAATATAGAATGCACTTGGTGTTTCAGGACGTCTTACAAACAAACCTTGTGGTGCAGATGGCGAACCTAAACTTTGAATTTTTAATCTAAACGCACTGCCGTCTACTTTTTCAATAACTTGTACTGCTGAATTACCAACAAACGCATCAACAAACAGTCCACCTCTAAACGCTTGCGTGTTAAGTGATTGAGAGAAACTTGAACCAGTTTGGATATACGGTGATTTAGTTAGTACCTGTCCTTCAGGATCAAGCACACACATAAACCCGCCATGCCCTTGTACAGTTAAGTTACGAACAATTGTTGCATCGTTCATCAAAAATACATCTATTTGATCATTGCGCAAAGGAGGATTATACTCACTGTTGAATGCAAATTTAACTGTGTTAAGCAAATTCTGTATTACAGTTGATGGACCGTCGATTACTCTCCAGTATTCTGCAATTTCTGCTGCATCAAATGTTGTGCGACTGGTGTGCTCTTTGATCGGTGTGTAATATGTGGTTACATTCAGACCAGTTGTAAATTTAACTACATTACCCAGTCTATAAACTTTTCCAGTTGACCATGCATCAGGCTCACCTGATCCATTAAACAAATCTTCTGCGTACAGCCTGTCACTTGCATCACCGCCTGCTTGATTATAAAGCGTTGTTGGTGATTGACCAAGTATAAGTTTACTAGCCATTGTATAGATGTGTTGTATACCTGCAACTGTTTCGTCTTCTGTTCCTACTTCAACAGCACCTGCATAGTATTCGCCTTGTGCTTCGAGTGCAAACTCGTTTCCGCCATTACGTAAATCTTTTACAAGAGCATCAACAATTAATCCTGTGTCTCTAAAACATTTTTGTCTACTATAGGAGCCAACTAGTGCAGGGTATGTTGTTTCAATATAGTTAACAACCTGTTCTTGTATAAATTCTTTGTTGTCGATAAGTGTAAGCGCATTGGTTTCCCATTTACCTACGTTCTCATAACCAGCACCTGTATTTTTCAATAGTTCAGGCTGTGTTAGATAATGGTAACCAAAATATCCATCGGCTTTTCCAGTTAATGGGTTTATATATTCAATACCGTTTGGAACGCTAGCAATTGTAAATGTAATACTACCAGCGCCGCCGCCACCTAACTGATCGTCTAAAACAGTTAATCGTTCACCATGTTGAAACTGGTCTCCAGTATTGGTAACAGTAATACTTGTAATAGTACCATTTCCATCTACAACAATACTAAACTCTGCATCTACACCTAATTTATCTGTAGTCCATGTGCTTACTGCATATGTGCCAGCTGTTCTAGATGCATCAGTTTGTGGATCAAATGCAACTGTTTCAATATTTGACTTACCTAATACAAGTCCGTCAAACTCTGCATCACGATAGAAGAATGTATTTGCCCAACGTGATTGCGAAACACGTTTCTTTGGACGTACAATACAACGTCTAAATTCATCGCCTTTAACACTTACGTTAGCAGGAATACGAATTGGATAATCTTCTTCGTAAATGCCCGATTCAACTCTAATTGAAATTTGTGTTTCTCTTACGTAGTTACCATACTCTAATGGTTCACCAGCAACAAACTCAACTGGCTCTAACAGCTGGACTTCTATCTCGTCAGTACCGCTAACACTAACTGCTCTTGGTCCTGCTTCGTATTTGTAATCAACAATACGTGCAGTAGCGCCTGAGTTTTTGCCACGTACAACTTTACCTGGAATAATATCTGTGTTTTCTGGATTTGCTTGATTTATAAATCCAAGCCCGCCATTGTTTATGTTAATTTTATAAGTTGTTTGTCCGTCAACAATTTGAGGAGCATCGAGAACACCGTTGTTAATAACATCGAGAACAATATCCATTTTTGCACCGATTGTTTCATCTGCACTTGAATCAGGTAATGCTAAATTAGTTACTTGCGGTACTCTAGTTTGATATGTTGTAGGCACAGGTGTATTTGTTAAAATATACTGTGTAACAATACTCTTAGCATATTCAATACCTGCAATAGTTTCTACTCGCTGTGAGCCAATTGCTTTCTGCGCACTAACATTTGAGTAGTAACGTATGCCAGCCCAACGTGAAAGATAGTTAGCATTGTTACCTAGTAGCGCATCTAAACTTACACTGTCTAGAATAAATCCAACATCACGTTGACAAATTTCTAAATCATATGTTCCTGCAAAGTCTGGGAATGTTGCATCAACATACCCTGTAACTTCTTTAGCAATAAATTCTTTGTTAGCAACAATAATTGCTCTTGCATTTGCACGATCAGCAATCGGACTTGTAATTCCAACTGTATTTGTTAATGCTGTATTGCCACCAGTTGCATACGTCATAGTCTGCATATACGGACCTGGCTCTGGAGGAGCAGCAATAATTAATTCTTCTGCTTTACGTGCTGCTGCGTTAATAGTGCGGAAGGCATACGCTGGAGCTCTGCCTTCTTTGCCGTCTGGCGTGAATGTTTGTTGATCTGAACCAGATGTACTTACAAATAAATTTACATTTGTAACAGATGCAGCATTGTCAACATACAATTTTGTTGCTGCTTGTAAATCATCTGGACCGTTTGGTAAACCTGTACCTGATAATTCGCCTGGATGGTCAAACAAGTTAAGCGCACCTGTCATGTCATCGCCTTGACGTCTTACAATACTCTTACGTGGTATAGCAACATTTTCTAACCAATAACCTTCTAGGTTTGCATCATATGCTGCATCAGTAATTGTAAATGTTCCTGATCCTCCAGCTAGTGCAATACGTCCGGTTGCGTTAATTGCATCGCTTTCACTATTGTATAGTGCAATATTGTCAGTGTCGATTATTCTAACATAATAAGTGCCATTAGTTGTAACACCAAACGGATCAGTTCCTGAAGAAACAAATTTAAATCCTGCACCATTATATGCAGTAGTTAAACCATGCGCTGGAATATTTAAATATCCTAAACTAATATTTGTAGTGCTGAAGATATAGTTTGATTCATCTGCTGGTTCGTTACCTAAACGCAATCCGCCCCCAGCAACTTCTTTAGCTTGATAATTTCTGTCAGCAAATGCTTTGTCAATAACAAGAGCACCTGTTGTTAAGTTTGTACCATGAACGGAGTTAAATGTATCAATAGCAGCCTGTGTAACACTTACGTTTGCAATAGGCTGTGTAGCAGCATCCATAGGACCACCTAAGATTGGCTCTGGATCGTTTGAAACTTTTGATACTAGCTGTTTGATAATAACTTTACCATCTACAGTAAAGTCAAATCCAATAGTATCTGGTGTGCCATCTAAACTATTATCTGAAGCAAGTTCAAGTAAGTCAATACCACTACCATCTGATTTAACTAATGGAACTTTATTTTCATTGCCTTCATAAGTATTAGGAGTATCATTAAGATCAGTAAATGATATCTGTCCTCCAATACCAAAAACTGCATACAGTTCTTGAAAGTTTTCGTTTACTTTACGAAATGACTCGCGAATACTATCGCCTGTGCCGTCATTACCTTCAATGCCGATATCAATTTGTTGCTTTGCCATTTATATTGCTCCGTTTATATTGCTGGGGTTGCCAGTTTGTTCATATCAAAATTTACACTTATGCCGCAACCACACGCTGATTGTGCATTAGGGTTGTTAACTTCAAAAGTTGCACCCATTATATCTTTTTTGTAGTTTATCTCTGTACCTATCATGTACATTACTGCTGTTGTTCCGATTACAAATTTACCTGTATTTGAGTCAATAACTATATCGTTTGCTTCTAGATCTGCTTCTGTTGCTACAGTAGCCCAATCGTATTCAAAACCAGCACATCCACCGCCTTTAAGGTTTAAAGACACTGCATAGCACTCATTTTCTTCGCAAATGATATCAATTTGTGCTTTTGCTGTGTCTGTTAGTGTAACTATACTCATGAATGATCCTTCTTATGATAGTATTTATCGTTGCGTTTTATAATCTTAATGTTAAATATACTTATGTACATAAGAGAATTTAAAAAACAAACCCGGCATGTGCGCACTAGCAAAACAGGCAAAGAACATGCCTATAAGCGTGAACAAACACATTGTGTATTTAGGTGTGATAATTGTGACGCAGAGTTTGAACGCACAAGAGGTAGTATGGATCCAAAGCGTTTAAGCAATAACTACTTTCACGTATGTAAGAACTGTGATAGTAAGGTTTTTGCTCAAAAGAAAGGCGTAGAGCGCAAACAAGTTTGGAACATGAGTGCTAGTAGCTCTACGCCTATTGGTAAACTATAGTTTAACTTTCATCGTCTAAACAGTGTTTCTGCTCTACAAACGTCCGCACTCCTACAGTTTCTAATATTTTGCTCCCAGACTACTAGTTCAGGGTTCCAATTAAAATCATGCGGGCCATTGTAACCTGAACTAGTGCATCCTGTTATAATAATACTACTTACTAGCAATATTAAATTTTTCATCTCTTTCCTCTTTTAGTTTATTGTATCCTTCTTCGTCTAAGTGTGTAATAGCAAGCCAAGCGTGAGTCATTTCGTCACCTGTTCTTGAACCGCCCATTACCCACATATCTGGATCTGGATTATTTGGATTTTCTGCTGTGTTGTCATACCATTGCTTTAGAACAATAACTGCTCCTGCTGGTAAAAGTGGTGCTACGTCTGGATCGTACAAATGACTGTGATGCCATGTTGCACTCCAATTGCTTACTTGGCTAATCTGTTCTGTGCGTCCTGTCTCTGGATAGAATATTTCCAAACTTGCTGCGTTCATACGCAGGTGTCCGTGTGGTTGAAAACTATCTAGTCTAACTGGATGGTCAAAACTGTGGAAGCCTTGTGTCATGTAATAGCCGTGTGGTGGGATAGTAATATCGTCCTGGTCGCCTAAGCGATACAAACTCAAATCTTGTTTGTATTTCAGTTGTTCGCTTTCCTCTTCGGTGTATAACCAAAGACCAATCTCTACCACGTTGTCTTTGATAACTGATCCTGGTGCCATTGCTCCAAGTCCACCGGGGAACATATGAATGTCCCATGCTACTTCTGCGTTTGCTGGGATAGTTCTGCATACTCCTTCTGGAACTATCTCTCCCCACTTTCCCATAGCATACTCAGTTAGCATACCTTGTCTGCCTCCCTCAGTTATAATACTTGAGTTGGCATGGTGTACTACTGATTTGGCATTGCCTCGTGGTTTAACTTGTACTGCTTTAATACAACGGTCTTCACTTAGTCCTGTTGGAACATTGTGCTTATGCCACAAGTCATTGCCATTTGCAGGAATATCTATTGCTACGCTTGCAATAATTGCATCCGGTGCGCCAAAGTCTCCTTCAAAGTTCCATGCTTCTGGATCACGTAAATTTGCCGGCTGTACTACTCTGTCTGGATCTCCATAACTTGCTCCGTTATCTACCCACTCAACCACTGTGTCTATATCTTTTTGTGATAAGCGCCAATCACCTTGTAGGTCTTGAATTCCAATGCCATGGTCATACGCATATGGCGGCATTTCTCTTTTCATTACTTTAAGTGATATTAATGGTGCCCAAGGGCGTACTTGCTCGTATGTTTCAAAGCTCATTGGCCCAATACCACCCGCACGATGGCATACTACACAGTTATCGTTGATGATAGCTGCTACTTCGTTAGTGTATGTTTGTGCTGATAGTACGAGTGGGAATAAAGCTGCTAATGCTGCTGTAATATATTTCATATATAATTCTCCTGGAATTAATATTTAAACATATTACAACAGAAAAGCAACCTATTTCAGGTGATTGTTACAATTTGTTGCATCTTGATTATTCTGCTTTCCAAATTGTCCATGCTCCGTAAGCAATAGCACCGTATGCAACAATGCTTGCTAGTGGTTTAAAGATAAGAAACACAATTCCAGCACCAATTAATACTGCACCGTCCATTGTTGTTCTTTCTTCTAATCTTTTCTTAATCCATGTTTTAATCATATTTAAATCTCCTTGTGACAAATATTTATAAATAATAGTTCCTTAAGGAGGAAATTATGATAAAATGGTTTAAAAATTTATTTGTTACCGCCGAAGACGTAGCGATACCGGCACAGAAATTGTCTGATATTGTTCCTAAAGCAGTAACACCACCGAAGATTGAAAAGATTGTAGAAGTTGAAGTAAAATCTGTTAAAGCAACAAAGGCAAGTTTATCAAAACTTACCAAACAAGGCTTAGAAGATTTTGCTAAAGCGAACTATAAAGTAGACATTGACAAAAGAAAGAAAAAAGCAGACCTAGTAGCTGAAGTATTGAAGCTTGCTAAGAACGCGAAATAGCATTCTTTAATTGTTCAATTGAAGTTTCACAGCGAGTTAGCTTACGCTCTAATACAGTGATAGCCGCTCGCTGCTTTCGTGACTGATCCTCCAATGAACGTACATATGCTTCTGTAGGAATCTTTTGTACGCTACCGTCTTCACCTAACATTTCAAACATGTCAGCGCCTTGCGCACGTAATCCACCTGCTACACGATTAGGGTTTTTGTTAGTAGGCTGTGCAGTGTTCTTGGATTGACGACCGTACATGTTGCTCAAATAGTTGCTCATTGTTTTTCTCCGTACTGTATTTATATAGCGCAATGCTTGCTAGATTCTTACACTTGCTCTCGCACATAATATCTGTGTAAGGCAAGAAGCTCAATGCCCAGTCATTAACAAGTTGATTGGGATAGTAATCGCTGTGTCCTCGTAGTTTGCCTTTCTTGTAGCCTGCT